GCTAGTGCTGGTATATAAGGTGTGCTTCCACCACCAAACGCGCCCACAACTAGATTAAGGAGACCTTGAATTGCTTGATTCTTTAACATATCACCAAGACTCTTTAAAATGCTTATTGACATATCTGTAAATGCATCTTTAACATTAAGAGTGCCATCGATCATATTATCAAACATAGAATCAAATCCGCTTTTAACTGTATTCAATGATGTAGATAATGCTTCACCACCAGGACCTTCAAAATCAACTTTTAATGCTGGAGTTGCATCCGCAATCTCTTGACCAAGACCAGCCATTAATCCACCCATCTCTTTAATCTTATCTGATAGTGGCATGATAGATGAACCTTCACCAAGGAATGTTACAACCATTTTTAATGCTTCTTTTTCAGTTGCTCCTGCACTGATTGCTAGGTCTTTTATTAATTTTGCATACTCTTCTCTTACTTTCTTAATATTATTAATTGCTTCTTCAGATGCTTCTTTATCACCAATTCCAGCAAATCCTTTTTTACCACCACCTGCTTTAAATAATTTCTCTTGTTCTTGAGCGAATTTTGCGCTTAACTCCATCATCTTTTCCATAGCTTCTTCTTGTTCTGGAGTTGATGATCCAAAGAATCCTTTAACTGCTGCTGTAGCATTTTTAATAGGTTCAATCATTTTATTAAATTTCTCTGTAACCTCTCCAAGCTTTCCTATCATAGAACCAAGAAACTCAACTACAGGTCTAAGAACTTCTAGTAACAGTTTGAATACTTCCCATACTAATCTTAGAATAGGTTCTAATGCTTTGAATGTTATAACTAAAGCGTCCCATAAAGTTTTTAGAAATTCAAATACTGGTTTTAAAGCTTCAAGTACTTCTTTTATTCCATTAAATGCATCTCCTGTTCCGCCCAAAAATTTCTCAATACCAGAGTTGATAAGGTCTTGATTCTTTTCAATCCAATTAGAAATTCCATTTACTATTTTATTTATAGCTGGAGCAATTTTTTCACCAACCAACTGTGAAATCTTTTCCATTGAGTTCTTCATTCTATCAATACCAGAATCAAGGGTTGCCGATTGTTTTGTAAAGGCTTCTGCAGTTACTCCAGAAGATTTTTTCATATCCTCAAATATAGATAAGAAATCTTTTTTACCTGCTGTTGTTAATGACATTATAGAACTAACAGCTTGAACGCTTCCGAATAATTGTGCCATTTTTTCAACGCTTCCGCCTGTTTTAGTTCCTATCTCTTCTAAAAATCCAACCAAACCTTTTGCTTTTAAAGCTGTGGCACTAAACTCAATACCCAACTCTTCTGCCATATCTGTTGCTTTACTTTGAGGTTTAAAAATATTGGAGAATGCTGCCTTCATATTAGTTACAGATTCACTAGTATTAATACCTGCTTTAGTTGTAGTTGCTAGAGCTGCAAATAATTCCTCTTGTGAAACACCTGCTTGAGCTGCTATTGTTGCAACTTTACCAATAGAACTCGCTAACTCTCCATATGTAGTTTTACCTGCCTTTACAGCTGTAAATAATCTATCATTTATACCTGTAATACCTTCAGCTGATTGACCATAAGCATTCATTATGGTTGTTCCAGCATCAACTGCTGTAAATACGTCAGATAACCCTGCTTTAGCTGCTTTAGCTGATTCTGCTACAAACTGGACTGCCTTTGCAGGTTCAACACCACCTGATATTGCTTGATATAAACCTTTTGTAAGTTCTGTTGAAGATCCTAAGATTGCAGGAAGTTTTAAAAGCTCCTCTTTCATGGCCGTCATATTAATTTTTGAGGTATCAACTAAGGTAGATACATTTGCTAATTCTTTTTCAAGGCTTTGAAAATCTGATACAGCTCTCTTTGCTCCTTTAAAGGCTAAGGCACCTGCGGCAGCTGCGGCAAATGCAGTAACAGCAGCACCAGCTTTCAACCAACTTTTTGCTACCGTACCGCCGGCACTCGAAGCTGTGTTTTCAAAATTCTTAACACCTTTGATTGCTGTTTGACTATCAACTTCGATGATATATTTAATAGCGTTATTTGCCATGTTTTTGTGTTCCCGCAATAGTTTTATTTTTACTGCTTATAGTTCTGGTTGCTCTTTCTCTACTCCTTTCGATTACAGCATTAATGACATAATAAAGAACCTTTTTTAATATGTCTTCACGCCCATCCTTACCTTCAACTTCTAAAATCTTTAAAATTGAAACTATATTTGGACTTCCCATTCCATCAATCATAAATACAACATATTCATCAAGCAACATCATTACTTCAATGTTTTCTGGAATTACTTTAATGAATCCACAAGAAATACAATCCGGTTCTTTGGTTGTTTCAGAAAGATATTCAATACACTCATCACAACTTATTTCTCGCTCTTTGGAATTTCTCCAACGGGCGATTTCGGCAAGTTTTTTACTGCTTGCTCCGATATTGCATCTGTCTTGCTTTGGATTTCATTTGCTTTATTGATTAAAAATAGAGATGCTTCTTGATCCACAGCTGAAAATGCTTTCTTGTTTTCTAAATTACATTCCAGTTCATTCCCATCTTCATCACCAACACCTTTCCAGTCAAGAAGAATATAATTAACCATTTCCCAATAACTATCCGCCGTAAGATCTAACCCTTCTTTTTCACTAGGTAGTTTTTGGAATGTATAAATCGAGATTGGTCTGATTAGAAACTCTGCTGGGTCTTTTGAGTCTTCGGGATACTTTACCCATGTTCCTGAGTAATGTTTTTTGTTAATTTTTCTCATGCTTCACAGTCTCCTTATTAAAATGATTTTTTAATAACCGAGCAGTGGGGAGACCGCATTTATAACAGTTGGGAGCTTTTCCGCTCCCCATCGCTCTTACTTCTACGCACTCTTTGCAAGGGATTCGACCCTCTTTAAAATACCAACTACACCAGATAAGCAGTTCATACAGATCTGTTTTTAAAGCACCTTTTACTAAATCGCCAATTGTCATTTTTCCATGACTCCTTATGCTATGTATTTGGTATTATGGTGATTGTCTAGCAATCGGCCCATTTCCAGTAATCGTAGCATCGAATGCCACAACACTGTTGTTATCTGAGGTGATTGTTATCGAATCTATAATACATGAAGCATCAGGATCTTCTACTGTGTCGATGTAGTAGTAGTTTGTTGAATCCATATAGAACCTTAAAGTTGTTAATTCGGTTCCTTCTTCAGCAGCTGTAATAAATTGCAGCGCATATGTGTCATCTAGATCCATCATTCCTGAGATGCTTGCAGTCCACGATTGCATACCTCTTGCGAACTTGGCCCATTCGTCACCGAATGAAGTTATATCAATAGTTTCATTCCCGATTACGACTGATAAAGTTCGCATCTTGGCGATTGTATTAGTTCCTAATTTAATTCTTGATAGACGTCCTAAAATTTCTGACATGGTTTTTTACTCCTTTTAACTCTCTAAACCAGACTGAGAGTATAGTATTGAAAAATTGAGCACAAACAGACCAAGTTGTTCTGTGGTGCCACCGTATGTAATCACTACGTTTCCTAAATAAGTATTTTCTTTATATGTGTTATCATCATTATAAAAGAATTTCTCCAAATCTGCTATAAAATCATACATCTTTGAATAATTATCAAGCCCATCACTATCAACATAAGCATAGGCAATCATGTTTAATCTTCTGAACATTGCATTGTCCATAAGATCATCTTCAATAATATCTTCTAAAACCCATATGCCCATTGATGGCAACATTGTAAATTCTTGTGAGTCAAACACTCCAACTCTAACATCAACAGGATCTGTATTATAACCCCTTGAGCTTTTAACACTATCTCTAATGTCATTTTGAAGTTGTTCAACTATTGCTTTTCTTGTTGCCATTATGTTAACTCCCGAGTAATGGAATTTTGAATAATTTCTTTTATTGATGGTTTACTTTTATCAATAGCTGGTCTAAGATATGGTCTTGGTGGAATAATTACTTGTTTAACTGATACAAAATTACCACCAACTGAAAATTTTAAATAATCGCTTGCTCTTGCAGTTATAGTACCTCCAAATTCATGAATCGCTGCGTAAATTGCAGATGCACCAACAGCTCCAATAACTTTATTACCCTCAACCTTAACCGAACTGTTGATTGATCTTCGTAAGTATCCTGATCGTACATTTAATTGATTAGACCCGCTAAAGTCTTTCTTTGCTTTTTCTTCAACAAAAAGTATCGCTTTTTTACTACCTTTAACAACACCTTTCCAAAATTCCATTGGAATTGCTTTTAACATTGCTTCTGATTCAGCAGAAAGTTTTATTGTAATTTTATCGCCTTTGTTTGTGACTGCCATTATAACGCCCTCAGTCTCTTGTACTTACTTAACACCTGAACTGTTGAATCCATTAACGATGGATTAACAAAGTGTTGAGAACCATCTTCAAGCGTTTTAATTTGAACATCCAACTCTTTTCTTCGTTTGTATTTTCTCCAGACTTCTTCTATACATGATTGCTCTAAATCATCTGGAATAGTAGCATAACCTGCGTTGTAAGTAACCTTATATGATTGTAATCCACCATCCCAATATGATTTATTTACAACATACAAACCATCTTGGTTGATTCTATAGTCATCTGAATCAACTATATCCTCAGATGAAGTCCAAACCCAATCAGGATCATAAACAATCTCTGTAACTGAAATAATTGGAATGTTTTTCAAAAACATAATTGATCCACCAACTCCGTCAATATATTCAACATAATCGGTCGCTTTAAAATGTGTGACTCCACAATAATTCTCAAATACTTTCGTTAATCTATTTATCAGGTCTTCAAGCAGATCATCGTCTGCTGTTGTAGAACCTGTAATTGAGACGAACGCTTTAACATTATCAAGAGTTGTTAGAGCCTCAGTGTTTACACTCATCTTATTTCTCCTTGATTGAATCTTTTACTTCAAAGGCAATCGAACCACACTCACACTTTTCTGCTGCTACAGGAAGTTGTTTATAAACCTTCCTACATTTCTTGCATAAAAATACTTTTTTGTTTTTCAGCATAACTTTCCTTTCATGTGGATGGGTGTGGGAAAAATCCTTCCCGAAAAAACCCACACCCATCCTCACTATCTTTTACGCAGTATTCATTGTTACGAATACGTCGTTGAAGACCGGTGCACCGCATAGTCTGGCGTACATTCTATACAGTACCTCAAATTGTTTGAACTCAGTCCCTGAAAATGGGTTAAGTTCAATACTATTCGGTAGCAGTCTTACACCAAGGGCGTAATTCTGTAGATTTCCAAATGAAACATAATCAGTACTTGTCGCATCTGTTCCATCTATAGCTTCCACCTCTGTAAACGGATAACCACCGATTGTTGCTGTTTGTGCTCCACCTAACATACTCATAAGAGGAGTTCCACTTGTACCGGTTGTTAATGACTGAATATAAGGCATTAACTCTTTAGGTAAGTAGAATTTGGCTCCATTTCTACGAACACCTGCTAGAGAGAAAATAGCATCATAGAAATTTCTTGCTACCATATCTTCATAAGATG